AGATTGTGCCATTATGGAAATCACTATCAGCGTAAGAGATGATTGCTTTAACTTCAGTATCCTTCCGTAACTGTCTAATCGATCTTGAAACAAACCAAGAAGTGATATTATGCTCCACAGATTGTGTGTCTGGGTGGATGCAGAGGCGCGAAAGTTCAAATAATCCTTGCTGTTCATTACGTTCCAATCCAAAAGCACCTTGGGCAATTTCTGGAACAGGGAGTCCAGTGAACACACAGACTCCCTGAATACCACCAATATTCAATGGGCAAAAATCATTATTCTTATAAAGACCGTAATTATACCCAGACTTAAATCCCTTTGAAAAGTCCTTAAGATAATGAAACCGCAGAAGTAACTCTGCGGCTTCGGATTTACTTACACGTTCAATAGTGTAATCTGATTTCACTCAGCAAGTTTTGCAAAATACGACAAGGTATCATCTTCATCTTCTTCATCAAAAGAAGAAGACTTAGTAGGAGTCAGATTCCTAAGTTCGGTGCGAAGATCTTCATCAAGGTCACGAACTGGACCACGAGAAGTCTCTTCTTCATCAGCAACTTCAGGATCTTGGCGACGAGCACCTTTGTTACCAAGAACATAATCAAGACGCTTCTTCAGTTCATCATAAGACTTGAACTGGTCAGCAGCAACGAGTTCGGCAAGAGAATATTGCTTCTTCCAGATTGCTTCCATTGCATCATCATCATCCAGCAGAGAACCTTGTGCGGCAAACTCACTGGAATCATAATTGCGATAACCAGCAACGTTTTTTGCCTTCAATTTGAAATTAGCACCCTGCCAAAAGTCAAACGGATCAATGGGAGTCTCATCCTCAAATTCTGGTTGCATTGCAGCAGTAATCTTATCAAAGGTTTTCTTACCAAACTTATAAAGGAATACTTTACCTTCATTAGCAGGATTTGCAGGATCTTTGACCACATAAATGTTGCTCACATAAGTCAATTTGCGCTTCTGCTTACGAGCAATTTCTTTTCCAGCATCGGTGCCGTTGTTCCAGAGTTCAGAGTTTAGTTCCGACACAGGATCCTTTTGATTGAGAGTGGTCAGGGAGTTCTCAATATACCAACCGCCAGGACCTTGGAAGGCATGAGAATAGAGTTTCACAAACGGCAGATCTTCACCGTTAGGAGCAGGAAGAAAACGAATGACGGCATAACCGTTACCACTCTTATCGCATTCGAGTTTCCACACGCGATCATCACCCGATGATGCCGTATTATTCATTTTTTCGACTTCCTTGACCAGTTTAGCAGTCAGGGAACCAAGTTTGGATTGTTTTTTAAGATCAGAAAAAGACATTTGGATTCGTTGTGTAAATTGGATGTTTTGGATTTACTTGGATATTATAACAAGAATGGTCTCACTTGTCAATGAATTGCTTGAGAGACTCGATAGTTTTGTTCATGCTATTAAAAAGTAAATTCATATCAGTATCTGGTGGAAAACCCATCAGAGCAACTGATTTGCGAAGATTCTCTTTCATCTCAATCGCTTGTGGATCATCAGAAAGAGAAAGCCTTGTGTACATAATGCGTTGTTTTTCTAACAACTGAGTCATTTTTTCAATATGTTCCAGTTTATTTTCACGGGACATTGAACCAAAGGTAAGAATACTTCCATAAATGAACTTTTGAAGTTCATTAATTTCTTCTAGTTCTTCCTGAATCAATTCAGAATCAAAGAATTTACTCATTTACAATTTCCCGTAAAAGTTTTTTGTACTGAAACTTATCAATATTTAGAAATGGTTTGTACTTCTTGATTTTTAAACTTACGGTTTCCCACACTGGGTCCATAAGTTTTTTATCAAACACATTCCCGAACTGGAAGATTATATCATAAATCACTAAAACTTCGGGGGCAATCTTCCCGCCTAGGAATTTTTTTAGTACTGGTGGATGACCTTTCGAACAATTGAAAGCATCTTCTAATTTGATTTCCGAGAGTAATTCTTCCGATTGTTCTTTGAACAAGTAGGTTAAACTCTGCTGTCGTTTCATCCACTCTGTGTATGTTCTTTCTCCAGAATTTATAATTTCTCCAATCCATATGTTTTGTGGGTTGTCCGTAGCAATAAAATTCGATACAAGAAAATCTACAATTTCCTTATCGGAATATTTCCTTGAAGATTTCTCAAAGAAATATTTGTCTTTGCGTTTGTTGAAGGAAGTTAGAGTTGCTCTGGACTTCCCACCATACTTAAAGAAATCATATTTTGGATTTGTGAAATGACTTTTGAGTGAAAGATAATGTTGATATGTCTCAAAAGGACTCATAGGGGAAGTTTTGCTCTCGAAGTTTTTTTCATAAAATTAAGATTGATGGCATCATACTTCAATCTTTCTTTAAGTGGTTTAGAAATCAATTTAGTAATTGAATCCACTTCAATATTATTCACCTCACAATAATGAACAATTGCATCAATATAATTGCACTTTTCTTCTGCAACAATTTTCTCTACTTCCAGTGCAAACTTGGAAGGAGTTAGAAACTTGTCCTCTATTGCTTGTTCTAGTTCTTTACTTGGTTCCATAGAGTTCCAATTTATCTCTAACAAATGTTCTAATATATTCGGAGAGCAATTTGATGTACTTTCCTTTGTCATATTCTTCATAAACAACACATTCTCCATTTTCACAAGCCATAATAATGACTAATTTCTTTACCATTATACCAGTAATTTCGTATAACATACAACCATATGCCATACATTGAACAAAATAGTGTTCAATCCACTCGCGTGGTTTTGGTTTCTTCGAAGTCTTAAAGTCGATAATTGCTAATTCACCATTGTATTCTGCAATACAATCGACGGTTCCCGCAATACCTAATTGCTTACTATATAGGGAACCTTCAAGAGCGTGAATATTATTTATATTCTTAAGAGTTGACTTAGAAATGTTGAACAGAAACTCTGAGATTGGAAGAATATCCGTAGGAAGATCTTGATTTTTCAGAAAATACTCTGTAAGAGTATGCATATCCGTACCACGACTTGTTGCAAGTTTTGTGATACGGTCTGCTTCTTCATCTCCAACTTTCTTACGCCATTTTACAAAGATGTCTTTGTTGAAATGACTTGTAACTGATGTAATAGAAAAGAGTCTTAGAATCTCATCTTCATCAGGAACTTTATAATATCGAATACCATCTATAGTCTCCCGTTCAAGTTTCGGAAGAATCAAATCAACATGATTGAACATTAAAAACCTGCTTCTAGTTTTGCAATAATATATTCCTTGACAAGTCCAGAACGGACAATATCATCGACACCAAATTCTACTATATCAATAGATGGCATTTTACGCAAGATGCTCATAAAATCAACAATTCCATTACGGTCATTAGTCTTTTGTAGATCGGACTGAGTAGCATCTCCACAAAACATAATCTTAGAGTTCTCACCAACACGAGTAATGATTGAATCCAGTTCATGTGCTGTACAGTTTTGGAATTCATCTACAATCACAATTGAATTATCAAGCGTAGTTCCTCTTAAGAATGAGGTGCTCCAAAACTTAATTGTTTCTTGTGACTTAAGATTGCCATAGAGCATCTCAAACTCAGCATCGGAAGGCATCTGAAACATATACTTAACCATATTCTTATAAGGAATCTGGTAGATGTCCGACTTATCCTCATAGGAACCAGGAAGGAAACCAATCTCCCTTGTGGCAACTAAAGAACGAACCAGATAGATTTTCTCATAGGGAGTTCTTTCATCCAGAACTTCACGAAGAGCATTATAAAGAGTGATGAAAGTCTTACCAGTTCCTGCACATCCATAAGCGACAAGATGCTTTCCTTCGGCATATGCATCAAAAAGTTTTCTTTGATTGTCTGTAAGTGGGTCAATATCTAATAGATATTCACTTCCAAGTGCCTTCTTTCTTTTCATCTGACGGGTTGTAAGACCAACACCGATTGGTTGATCATTCGTCGTTCTTTTTCTTCTTGCCATATTAGTAATTTAGATTTTCTTTACTCTTGAACCAGGAGCCTTGCTTGCTTTAGAAAGGACATCGTTCCATCCAGGATTACGACTGATGAGTTTATCTTTCCACTCACCAACCTCTCCTGGTGTAGCACATCCTTGTGACCAATCCCTTTGCCATTCGGGATTATCCGTGTACCACTGTGTGATGTCATGGACACTCATTTCAATCACTTTTGTTTCACCAGTTTCTTTGTGAATAATTGGATATATTGCCATAAGTTTTAATAATGTGTATCGTTATTTAGACCCACTCAAGGGCTTGCGAGACTGATGGAAACTGTTCGGTAAATACCTTCTTACATTCCTCTGCAATTATCATGTGTTCTTTCTGAGTTCCATGAGCAGAACGCAGATTGATATAATGAATCCACGACCTGCAAGAGCCAGTCATATAGATTTTTGTAGGAACTGCCAGGGGCAATACAAATCTAGCACACTCTTTTGCCACATCTGCCTCCAGGAGTTCTTTGTAGAGATCCTGAGCGGCATCAAAGTGATCTTGGATCTTCGCATACAATTCAATCTTAAGATCCACTGGAAGGTCATCTGTGGAGTTCTGACGGTTCTTTGTATCTTGCCTACGAAGTTCTGGTAGAGGAATCTCCTCAGAAATCAAATTTGTGTCAGCATAACGCTGCGAAAATTCCTGAAATGTGAAACTCCTGTGTCGCAAAATTTGAGCTGCAATGCCACGATTCGTTTCAATCTCAAGGGTCATAGAAGACTGCTCAAACACAGACCAATGATTATGCTTAATACAATAAGCAAGCAACTTGGAATAGTTTTCGTTGTCTTGATTCGCAGGATTAGAAACTCGTGCAATAAATGCCATTGTTTTTTCTGCATCGGGAGTCACGCTGATAAGTTTTACTGTCATTTTCCAAATCCTTTTGATGTCTGTACTTCAATTTGTGCGAGTTCTTTTTCCAAAATTCTAAGTTGTGATTTCATTTCAATCAACTGCTCAGAACTATACAAATGCTCCTGTTTGATTAATCTACGGAGCAATTTCATCATTTTTCTTGCTCTGTCAGTCGGCATACCCATCATCACCCTCAAAAATTTCGTCGTAATCTAAAATTGGTTTTTTTCCCATCGGTTTCATAGGAGTATAAGCAGAAACATCAGAATAAATTTCTGCTTTCAAAGAATCAACAAGAAGTTCCATATTTCGAACAATCAGTTTCAGTTTGTCTTTGTCCATAGGATATAATTCTTTCAACTTATTTTAGCATAAAAAAAAGAGGGGATCAAGTCCCCTCCAAATATCAGCGCATTGCCATTGCTAGTTTTGCTTG